GCAGAATGAATTATTGATTTCTGCAGAAATGTTGTTCCAATTTAATGCCCCCAAGAATGTTCCATTGGATACGGAATATGATACCATTCATTCACGTCTTTGGAGGATGGGTCAGACCTACATGAACACGAATTTTGATAGATCATATATGGTTCATGGAGATGATCTTGTAGCTAACACAGTTCTGACTGGCCTGACGTGGGTCAGATCGATCCGACATTATCGTCCGGAGTCGATTTTTCGGAACACCCCTGCGACAGAACCGTTCTCTACGGTTACCGATATGGAGAAATCAGACTGGATCCTATACCAGAAATTAAGTCTGATGTTACTTTTAGTCAGTTTAAGCGTAGTCCTATTTCACGAGCCCCTGTTCTTGTGTCTTTGGGGCCTATCATCGATGGTTGTGCGCCTTTCCAACCGGATCCTGATGATGCTCTGACTGCTGCCGCAGGGGCTAGGAAGAGATTTTGCAACAAACCTCCGAGCCCTAATCGTAAACTGTTGCGGTCCTTCCGGCGTTTCGTGCGACGCTGGATCAAGAAAAACTTGAAGCCTTTAGCACATGATGTTGACCTTGGCGTTGAGACCTGGCTGGAGTCAACTAGCTATCCTGAGTGGCGCAAAGAAGAGCTCAGGACGGCCTTGCGCGAGTGTGAAAACCCCATGGCAAAGCGTCATGCTCGCGTGAAAACACACATGAAGAGAGAGACCTATCCGACACCTAAACATGTCAGGCCTATCAACTCTCGTAGTGATGTGTTTAAGACCCTCATTGGTCCTCTGATGAAGGCAATAGAGACAGAGGTTTATAAACATCCTTCCTTTGTCAAGCATATTCCCGTTGCTGATAGACCTAATTATATCTACAACAAGCTCTACCGACCTGGTGGGAAATATGCCGCTACCGATTATACTAGCTTTGAGGCTCTCTTTACTAGGGAGCTGATGGAATCATGTGAATTTGAGCTATATATGTACATGATTAAAGACGTCGATGATTTAGATCACTTAATCGCGGTTCTCAACGTCTTATTAGGAGAAAATACGTGCTGCTATAAATGGTGGACCCTTGTTGTCCACGCGACCAGAATGTCTGGCGAAATGTGCACATCGCTTGGTAATGGATTTTCCAATCTCATGTTCTTTTTGTTTATTGCGAAAAGGAAGGGATGTACCGA